GGGAGAGCACGACTTCTGCTGCTACCAGTACCACTGCCCGGACAGCGGACGGTACGAAAACGCGGCGCAGTGGCGGAACTGCTCACTGCGCTGCAGAGGGGAAAAGTAAATACGTGAGGGACTTTCCATTATGAATCTGAAAGGAGCAGGAGAGATGGAAAACAGCATTAAGGAGCGCAAGCCCATTACCATGAAGGAGGTATTCGCCAAGGCCAACGCTTATGTGCCGCTGATGGAGAAGGCGGCCATCGTGAGCCACTGCGCGGAGAGGTGCATCGACCGGGTGGTGGTGGATACCGGGGAGCGCTTCCGGGGCGATGTGCCGCCCATGTACCGGGAGAACGGACAGCGGAAACGGCGCTACCTGATGGGCATACTGGCACGGGCGTATCTGCGGCTGGACTTCGACGGCTGCGAGGAGGACAAGTGGCTGATGAGCGCCGACGACTACGATCTGGTGGGCGGCGTGCAGCTGGTCAACCAGATAGACCGGATGAAGAAGCAGAGCGACGCCCTGCGGGACAAGGCGTATGACCTGCTGGCGGATTACCGGGACCTGGAGAAGATGCTGAACACGGAGATCAACGCCAATCTGGCGGTGATGAACGATGTGGTGGCGCGGATGGCCATGAGCAGCGCAGCGGCCATGACGCCGGAGAGCATGAAGGAGCTGGTGGAGCTGGCGGAGCAGGTGCAAAAGGGCACAAAGTGATATTCAAAACGCAACGAAAGTAAAAGTTGCAAAAATATCAAAAACGCAACGAAAAATATAATGTTTCATGTGAAACAATTAGGAAAACGGAAAGCGGGGTGAGGGCGTGAACACAGATTTCGACAGCCCCTACTATCCATTTGAGCGCGTGGAAACCGGTTACGGCACCTTTAAGGGTACGGAGAAGATACCGAAAAAGATCGTGAACTACCTGCTGGACCTGCCGGACAGGAACGGGTACACGCCCGTGGACGACAACGCAAGACCCCGGGTGCGGCTGATGAAGTACATCTGCTGCGACGGGGCGAACCCACTGGCCCAGCCCCTGCCCACGGCGGAGGAAAAGCTGAGCATTGTGTTTGACGGTGAGTCGCCGGCAGTGGACACGGAGGAGCAGAAGGCAAAGCACCCCAAGGGGTACAGGCTATTCCCGCTGGAATACTGGGGACAGGCGCAGAGCATGGCGCAGACGGTGGTAAAGGTGTACATCGGGCGGGTGATCCCAAAGACACCCTTTACGGCGGCGGTAGGAATATACTTCGACATACTGTGCAACTACGGACACGAGACCACCACACGGACGGACGATTACTCCCGCAGCTATGACATGGAGCAGTGCATCATTGAGGCACTGAACGGCGTGAACATAGGCGGAGCCGGGGTGATGACCTTTGACAGAGGAGCGCACGCGGACAACGGGTCCCACGCCATATACGACCAGGGCATGAACGTGGGACGGCGCGTACACATGAGCCTTGCTTGGGCGGACAGCGACGAAGAAAGCGTCGTGACCACATTCTGAAAGAACGGAGGACGGCGCAGATGGATGAAGTGACTTTTGACCACCGGCTGACGGAGGTGGAACAGCGGAGCAAAAGCAACACGCACCGCATAAACGAGCTGGCAGAGGAGCAGAAAGCCCTGAACGAACTGGCGACCTCGGTGGCGCTGATGACCCGGGAACAGAAGAATATGCGGGATGACCTGTCGGAGGTCAAGAAGGACGTAAAGAGCCTGACGAACCTGCCGGCGAAGCGGTGGAACGACGTGGTGGAAAAACTGGTGTGGCTGGTACTGGGCGGCGCGGTGACGGCGCTGCTGGTACAGGCGGGGATCCATTTATAAGAAAACTGCATAATCAATAAGGAGTATAGAAATTATGAATAGAGTAATTTTCTATAAGACAGCAACGTGTCCGTACTGCGGAAAGCTGGCTACGTTTGCTATGGATGAAAAATGGAAAAAAGTTTGCCGGTGCATGGTGCTGGAACCGGGAAATGAAGTCAAGGCTATTATCGTAAAGGTGTTTCGTGAGGGAGGAAAAGAGCTGATATGCCGATCTCACAGAGCATAGAAAGGGCCTGCCGCAGGTACGAGGAAGTACAGGCGGAGGGGCTGACGCTGTACCCCATCCTTGTGGAGGAGATGGAGACATTCGAGTTGGCGCGACCGGGCATTGACATCGTGCAGCAGAGCCTCCCTGTGGCGTATGCTGTGATGCCGCTGCTGGCGGCCTACTACAAGATGGAGTACGACGCGATGGGGCGCGGAGAGGAGACAGTGGGGCTGCTGTCAAGGGCGCTTTTGATGCTGGCGCTCTCCCTGCGGCTGGGGAGAGGAAAGCCGTTGGACGAGCGCTTGAAGGCGTTTCGCTGCAAGGTGGACACGAAAGACTCCAGCCGGTTGACGGCGGTGGAGTTCGTGCTGCACGGAGAGGAGCTGTGGCGCATTACGCCGGTGCAGTTCCAGTACCTGCGGGAGATCATCGCCGCGCAGAACGGCATAGAGCTGACGCCCCCGGAGGCCAACCCGGAGTTGGTGGAGGCGCAGCGGGAGCTGGCGGAGATGAACGGCGGCGCACGCTTGAGCGGCGACCTATGGGAACGGGTGGCGACGGTGGCCGCGCTGGAACACGCGGAGGAGACAGAAATAGAGTCGTGGCCACTGCTGAAGCTGCAGACGAAAGCAAAAACGTGGCAGCGGATATTGGGGTACATGACCTGCACCATCGCGGAGGCGAGAGGAACACAGTGGAAACGGGGCAACCCGTGGCCGAGCCTGTTTTATGACCGGGTGAGCGACGGCAACACGGCGCTGCGGCCCGTGGAGGAAGCGACACGTGGCATGGGACAGGCATAGAGAAGGGAATAGGCCCTGCAAGCGGGCAGGGCGGAACGCCAAGTGGGGCGAAGCCAACGGGAAACCGGGGCTTTGCCTCCATTTTTTATATCAAAAAGGAGTGAAAGCGGAATGATTACTTTTACCGATCCGAGACTGTATACCCGCGGCATCTGCGCCGCGCAGTTCGCCGACATGGAAACGGGTCAGGTCCTGCTGAGCAGCAACAAGTTCCAGGAGGGCAACATCACCGTGACGGTGAACGCGGATCCCCTGCGTGCCGGATTGAATAACGGCATTGCCACCATCATCGAGAGCGACCCGGACATCCAGGTGAACTTCACCCAGGCCAACTTCGACCTGCGGACGAAGATGGCGGGCGTGGGCGGCGCTGTGACCTACAACGCTGTGGCCCCGGTGTGCCAGGTGGTGACGGCGAACAGCACCGTGCTGAAGGTGGACGTGACCGACGGCGCCCCCGTGGCACAGTACGCGATGGCGAAGCCCTATGCCTATGTGCAGGAGACCAAGAAGGCGTCCGGCATCCAGCAGGGCGGCATCGCCTATGAGATCGCGGCGGACGGCACCATCAGCGGCTTTACCGCGGTAAGCGGCACCGAGTACAAGGTGTGGTACTTCGTGAACAAGCTCAGCGCCATGTGCGGCAAGCTGACCACCGGCATGAACGGCAAAGTGGGACTCTTCACCGCACAGATGGCGGTGTACGGCAACGTGAACGCCAAGACCAACGAGGGCACCCGCCAGGGCTGGCTGTACATCAACGTACCGCTGAAGCTGCAGGCGGACACCGCCACCGTGACCGGAAGCCAGAGCAACTACGACACCACGCAGATCGTGGGGCGCGCACTGAGCACGGATGAGAGCGTGATCTCTGACAAGTGCGAGGACTGCGCCGGCGGCACCCTGGGCTGGTACGTGTACGTGCCGGACAACGGCGCGGAGGTGGTGACGGGCATCGTGACCGCCATCGGCGGCGTTATCAACGTCCCCGTCAGCGGCACGGTGCAGGTGAAGCCCCAGGCGGTGCTGGAGAACGGCCAGCTGGCGGTGCTGGATCCTGCCAAGTGCGCCTACAGCCTGAACGGCGCACCAAGCGGCACCACCGTGAACGCAAGCGGACTGATCTCCGCAGGGGCCACTGCTGGCGACTGCGACATGACCGTGACCTTTGTGTATGAGGATACGACCTACACCGACCAGTGCGCTGTGAGCGTGAAGGAAGCCTGACGACAACAAAAAATCCCCTCCCCTGCCGCAAGGCGGGGGAGGGGGCAGACGCGAGCGCGCTGAAGCAAGACAGCGCATTGGCGTATGTGAGAGAGGGGAGGCGCGGGACATGGCGAAGCTGGTGGGACAGTTCAGCGGGTTTGAACAGGACATGGCCGCGCTGGAAAAGCAGGTGAAGGATGCCTTTCGCGCATCGCGCCCCGCACTGGCGGAGGAAATGCGGCAGTGCTTGCGGGAGCACGTGGTAGAGGACGTATACGACAAGCTGGTGCCGGAGGAGTATGTGCGCCGGCGCGGCACGAAGGGATTGGCGGACATGAACGCCAGCGCCACGGTGTATTCGGATGAGCGGGACGGCGGCATGAACCTGACGCTGCTGTATCACCCCAGCGGCGCAACGGACGGCAACGGAGAACCCATAAACCCCCATGTGGACGGGGACGACCTGGTGAACCGAATCGAGAAAAACGACCCCGCGTACAACTGGGGCAGACGGCCAAAGAACAGACCCTTTTTCCGCAACTTCGTGGAGGAGATGCTGGACGGCAGGGCGGAAGAAACACTGGTGCGGGCCATGAACGGAGCGGACCCCACGCTGGGAATGGCGGCGGACATGGGCGTGATACGGGAAGAGGACGATTGGGATTAATCTTCCGGGTCTGCGTAGCGCCAGTGGTAGCCGTAGGCCACATTCCGCTTACCACGGCACACGGAACCAATATGGCAGTGATTTTTCAGCCCAAGGAACTCCGCCGCCTCGGCGGCACACTCGAAAACCTGACCAGTTTCAACCAACACAACGCGGGGCGCACGCTTCCGCGCAGCACGAGAATCCCCGGCACACATTTTGGCTCTTTCCGCAGGGTCCTGCCAACGGGCAAGAGATTTCTGCCTGATAGTTTCCCGGTACTCATCATTTAACCACTCCGAACGTTTGGCAGAAATTTTCGCCCGATATTCTTCAGACTGCCAGTTCTTTTTAGAACTTTCAGATAACAGAACGCGGGTAGATGGGCGTTGCAGAGCAGCGGCAATAGCAGCGTAGCGTTTAGCTTTCTTCTCGGGGTCACGAGCGCCGTCCTGCATACGGCGTAAGGATTCATCGCGGAAAGCAGGGTCGTTCCAATTCCGCTGACCAGCGGCGGACAATTTGGCTCGGTATTCGGGAGTAGTCATAGTCTCGTGCATACGAGCCAAGCGAAACTCGCGGTGAACAGGGTCTGCCCAATACGCCTTAGTAATTTCTGATTTGGATTGTACTGCGCTTTCGGGCATCGAAAACCCCCGGCAACCGCCGCCCCCTACGGTGCGGTTATAGCCGTTACGATATGAGTCTTTTCTATTGATCCACTCAATTTCCTTTTGATCAAGTTCTTCCACAGGGCACTCTTCAAGGACTACCCATTCAAAGGCATCGGCACCGTACTTCCTCCATGCGCGAAGCAAGTGGATGGAATCACGAGCGCCCCGCGAAAGCAAACTCCGGTGAGCGTTCCAACGCATACGGATGTTTGCTGCCTGACCCACATACCACTTGTCATTGACAAGGTTGTGGATGCCATAGATGCCGCTGCTCATAGCTTTTCCTCGTGGTAAGCCCACCCCAGATACTTCCCGGAACGGGAGTAGATGGCATAGGCGTTCGGCGGGATGGCCACACCGGGAGGCGGAGGGCCACGGCGGCCGGCGGGTGTGGGACGTTCAGGAGATGAATTGGCGTCTGTGTGCATACCGGCAGCCACCGCGGGATCACCGCCAGACAAGGCCATGCTTTCAAAGAAATCCATGAGATCACCCCTTTGCGCCAACGGCTTTTTTCAGCAGGAAGATGATGAGGTTAGACAGGGAACGACCCTCCTTAGCGGCGCGGAGTTCCAATTTCTCCCGTAGGTCAGAGGGGATGCGGAACGTGTAAGACTCGGTTTTATCAGACATAAAAATCACTTCCTTTCACCTAAGATTATACCACAAACGGAAAGACAATGCAAGACAAAACGGAGGTAGTGTATGGCGATTTTTAAGGTAACGGCAAAGCCCGACTTTACTGAACTGAAAAGCGCGATCTCCGGGCTGGAGTCTACCCCCATAAAGATCGACATAGACACTACGCCGGTCATAGCGAAGATAAAGGCCACGTCGCAGAACCTTTCCAAGATGACGCAGACCTTCGATGGTGGCGGACAGCTGACGGGAGCTGTGCAGCAGTACAACAGCAAACTGGGAGAAACGGTCCAGGTCACGCGGCGGCTGAACAAGGAGACCGGCAACCTGGAAGTTACGCAGGAGAAAGTCACCCAAAACTACGAAAAAGTGGCGAAAGCCGCTGAACGCGCCGCCCAGATACAGGCAAAAGCGCAGGCGGCGGCGCAGAAAGCGCAGGATGCCGAAGCAAACCGAGCCGCAGCGGAAGCACAGAAAATACAGAACGTCCTCGGATCGCTGGGGACCAACATCGGGACGTTCAGCGGCAATGTAGCGGAGGCCAAGGAGTGGATAGCGTCGCTGGATGGGATGTCTGGGGCGACGGTAAAGGCGACCGGCAACGTGCGGAACGCGGCGGGTGTATTCCAGACCTATTCTGCGGCGGTAGACGGAGCCAAAGGCACGACTGACAACTTCACCTTTGCCATCAATGAGAGCACCGGCGAAGTGTACAAACTGGCTAACGGCGCGGTGGATGCGGCGAAGAAAAACTCGCTGCTGGGCGACAGTATTGGCAGAGCCCTGCTGAAAATGGCCGCGTGGCAGATATTCGGCGACCTGATCTCCAAGGTCATCGGTTCGTTCCGTGATGCGCTGAACACCCTCAAGGACGTTGATACGGAAATGGTCAACGTGCAGAAGGTAACGGACTATTCCAGCGCTCAGATGCAGGCGCTGGAGGAAAACGCCTACGCGCTGGCCAGCGCCTATGGCAGAACAGCGGACGAAATAACCGCCATGTATACCACCTTCGCTCGTGCGGGTTATCTGGATGACCAGTTGGACAGCATGACCGAACTGGGAACGCTGCTGGCGAACATCGGTGATATTTCGCAGGACACCGCATCGAAGTTCCTGCTGGCGGTAGACGCGGCGTGGAAACTGAACGGTAGCGAGAGCGAACTGATGACCGTCATGGACGGCCTGAACGAGATCACCAACAAAAACGCCGTGGACATGGAAGCGCTGACCAGCGGTATCACTGTGGCGGGCAGCGTGTTTGCGGAAGCCGGTGAGTCCGTGCAGACGTTCTCTGCACTGGTGGGCGCAGGTGTTGCGGCCACGCAGCGCAGCGGCTCGGAGATCTCCCGCGGTCTGCGTACCATCGTGATGAACATTCGCCAGATCAAGGGCGAGACCGAGGACGGAGAACTGATAGACGGAGAGAGCATCGCAAAGGCGTCCAATGCCCTGCGAGAGTACGCCGGTATCAGCACGATGGCGAACGGGCAGCTCCGCGAGTCCTCTGCGGTGTTGAGTGACCTTGCAGGGAAGTGGGACACGCTGGACACGGTGGCGCAGTCGGCGATAGCCGAGGCGCTGGCTGGAAAGCGACAGGCCAACATTCTGACCGCCCTGATGGGCAACTGGGACACTGTTGAAAAAATGATGCAGGACTACGCCGACGGCGCGGGTTCTGCGTTGAGAGAAAACGAGATTTATCTGGATAGCTGGGAGGCCAAGAGCAAGCAGCTTACCGCAAGCTGGACGGAGTTTGTGAGCCACCTGGTGGAGACGGACACCATAAAGGGTGCGCTGGACGGCGTGATCGGGCTGGTGGAGCTACTGGACACGGACTTCGGGCGTGCAGTGGTGACGGCGGGTGCTGCGTCTGCGGCACTGGTAGGTGTCGTGGCGGCGATCAACGCCATAAAAAAAGCGGCGACGGCACTTAGCTTGGGATCGCTGAACCCGTGGGTGCTGGGCATTATGGCCGTGGGCGCGGCAATAGGAGTTGTGCTGGAGGTTGTGAAGGCGGCGCAAACGTCTATCGCCGATTTTGACGCGGAGATCGCGGACGCTAACGATAAGCTTCAGTCCAATAAGACACGGCTGGAAGAAATCAGCAATATGCCGTGGAACGAGCGCACTGCTGACATTATCAAGGAACGGCAGGCGCTTGAGGACGAAAACGCGGAACTTGAAGAGCAGATCGAACTGCTGAAAGAGGAACGCATTGAGCGCGCTAAAAAAGATACCGGGTCTGGCTTCAGCATTCAGACCGACCAGCGCACAGCGCGGCTGGAGCACGGCGGAGAGATCGAATACGGCAACACTTACTCCGGCGATGAAGCGTATAGCTGGGTCACGGATACGCTGAAGGAATACATCAACGCGCTTAAAGAGAAGGGACGGCTGACCGAGGAGCAGATGGCTCAATATGAGCTCATCAATCCACAAATCGCCGAACAGGTAGAGCTGCTTCAGTTGCTCGAACAAAGCGGAACGGCGCTGACAGCCGAACAGCGGGCACTAATTGCGGCATACAACGATATGTCCCACGCGATGGAGATCGCAGTCGATGATGGGCAGACGCTTATTGAAAGCTATACCGCGTTGGCAGAGGCGGGTTATATCACCGAGGAACAGTATAAAAAGCTGATCTCACTGTACCCAGAGCTGGAAAGCCAAGCGGTGCAGACCGCGAAGGGTTACGTCATTCAAAAAGACGCATTGACGGCGCTGATGAATGCGGAGCAACAGCAGCAGGCTAAGAGCGCCGTGTTGGTAAACGGCCTTATCACGGAAGCGCAGCAGGCGGGGTATACGGGAAAGGCACTGTACGACCTGGTGGCGGCACAGATCACGGCAAGCAATACAAAACTGAATTTCAGCCAGCAGATCAGTGCGCTGCGGACGCTGGCGGCCACCATCGGGTACACCACTCAAGCTTACGGGAACCTGCTGAACGCGGGACGGATCTACCAGCAGTCGATGGTGTTGGTCGCCAACAAAAAGTTCAAGACGCTGGAGGAAGCCCAATCCTACTTGACGAACAAGGCGTGGGGAAAACTGACGGGCACGGCGCCCAGCGGCGGATGGAACAACACCACCGGAAACACAGGAGGTTATAGCGGCGGCGGTTCCGGCGGTTCCGGCAGCAGCGCG